CTGCGCACCAATCTCGGGCGGCCTTGATCATCGGCCCTCGCCGCGTTTGTCCTTCGCCAGCCAAGGAACGGCAAAGCCGCCGACGGGTAACGTCGGCGGCTGGGCGCGGAATGGAGGCTGGGTTGCTACGGCGCCAAGCGGTAGGCCCGGTCCCCGCTGTCCCGCTTGAAGGACTCGACATGGAGTCCCATCTTCTTACCGAGGCTGCCGGAGATGAAGCCCCGAACGCTGTGCGCCCTCCACTGGGTCGCTTCCATGATCTCCTTGACGCTCGCGCCGTCCGGGCGCCGGAGCAGTTCCAGGACGATGGCCTTCTTGCTGCCCTCGCGCGCCACGGGCGCGCCCTCGCCCTGGCTGGCGCGTCTGGTCGCCTTGGCCTTCTTCGGCGCAACGGGGGCCGCGTGTTGCGCGGGGGCGGGCGTCAGGGCCTGGATGGCCTTCCAGATCCGGGCAACCGCCGTCTTGCGGTCGGTGAACTTCCTGACCGGCTTGAGGCTGTCGAAGGGGGCCACGCCCGCGAAGGAGTTCCAGACTTCGACGAAGCGGGCGGCGGGCCACTCGGCTGAGAGCTTGGCCAGTTCCTTTTCGCCGGAGAAAGCCCCTTCGGTAGTCCCGACGCGGTGGTTCAGCGCGTCTTCCAGTTCGGCGAACGCCGTGATGTTATTGTCGCTATCGATGGTGTAGGTTGCCATAACGACCCTATTCAGCGCTTCTATCGGCGGCGGAAGCAAGGGGAATCTTCGGGAAAGAAGGGCAGCGAGAGTCAGGCCATGGGAATCTCACTTCGAGCCTACGCGCGGATGCGCGGGTGCAGTCTGACCGCCGTGCAGAAGGCCATCGCCAGCAAGCGCATCACGACGCTGGCGGACGGGACCATCGATCCGGAGCGCGCCAACCAGGAATGGGCTAAGAACACCTTCGCCGGGCAGACGCTGCACCGAACCTCTGTTGGATATCAGCCGGTCTCCAGCGTGGCGGATCATTCCCAGCCGCCGCGCGGTGGCAGTGGCATGCCTCCGCTGCAGCCCGAGGCGCCATCCCCGTCCGGAGATCCGGTGGCAGCGTATCTGCGCGCCCGCGCGGTCAAAACGAGCTTCGAGGCGCGCACGGCGCAGTTGGAATACGAGGAACGCGCCGGCAAGCTGATCCCGGCGGTGCGCGCATCGGAGTATGCCGCGACGTTCTCCGCCATCGTCAAAGACGGGTTGATGGCCATGCCCGACCGCCTGGCGCCGATGCTGGCGGCCGTGGAGGACGAGAAGGCGATTCATCGGATGCTGGCGGCCGAGGTTTCGGCTCTGCTGCGGAAAGTGAGCAAGGCGGTCGCCGACGCGGGTCTGTAGATGGAACCGTTCTCCATTCACGAGGTCGGCGCCGCGGCCATGCTGCCGCCGCGCGAGATCCTGGTCTCGCAGTGGGCCGATGAGAACCGCGTCCTTACCGGCGGCGCGGCGGCCGAACGGGGGCAGTGGCGCACGCGGCCTTACCAGCGCGAGCCGATGGACGTGCTCAGCCCCGGCCATCCCTGCCGCCAGGTGGTGCTGTGGTCCGCGGCTCAGTTGCTCAAGACCGAAGTGCTGCTGAACTTCCTCGGCTTCATCGCCGATGTGGATCCGGGTCCCGTGTTGGTGGTGGAGCCGCGCACCGAGGACGCCAAGGCGCTGTCGAAGGACCGCTTAGCGCCCATGTTCCGCGGCACACCGGCGCTGCGCGGGAAGATCGCGCCCGTCAAGTCGCGTGATTCCAACAACACCACCCTGCATAAGGTCCTGGCCAATGGCGCGGGGCACATTACACTCACTGGCGCGATCTCCCCTTCCGGCCTGGCCATGCGACCGATCCGGTATGTCTTACTGGATGAAGTCGACCGCTATCCTGCCAGTGCGGGTTCCGAGGGGGACCCGGTGTCGCTGGCCATCCAGCGCACGGCGGAATTCGCCCACAACAAGAAGATCGTCATGGCCTCCACGCCGACAATCAAGGGCATCAGCCGCATCGAACTGGCGTGGCGGGAAAGCGACCAGCGTGACTACTTCGTGCCCTGCCCCAAGTGCGGCCATTTCCAGGTGCTGGCGTTCGGAGATGGAGCCGGGCCAGGGCTGGTTTGGCCGGAGGGGAAACCCGCAGACGCCATGTATCGCTGCGCCGGCTGCCAGGAGTTGATTCCGCACCACCAGAAAGCCTGGATGGTGGAGCGCGGCGAATACCGCGCGCAGAATCCGTCCTCACCGATCCCCGGGTTCCGCGTCTCGCAGTTGATCTCGCCCAAGAAGTCCTGGGGCGAAGTCGCCGTGGAGTTTCTGGCGGCCAAGAAGTCGCCCGAGACGCTGAAGGCGTTCCTCAACACGGTGCTGGCGGAGTTGTGGGAGGAGACCCACGAGGTTCCGACCGACGCGCACGCGCTGTGGAACCGCTGCGAGCCCTTCGAAGCGGAGGCGCCAGATGGGGTGGCGCTGGTCACGGCCGGTGTGGACGTGCAGGCCGACCGGCTGGAGATGGAGATCGTGGGCTGGGGACGCGACGAAGAGTCCTGGTCGATCGCGTATCACGTGATTCCTGGCGACGTCACCCGCAACGAGGTGTGGGAGCACCTGGAAGGCCTGCTTCTGGCCGAGTACCTGCATGCCTCCGGGCTGCCGATGCGGATTGTGGCGACATGCATCGACTGCGGATTCAAGGATGCCACCGTATTGCGGTTTACGCGCGACCGTTACAACCGCCGCGTGTATGCCACCAAGGGCCGCGCGGGCCAGTCGCCGATCTGGCCGCGGAAGCCCAGCCGGAAGAACCAGACGCCGTTCTTCATGATCGGGGTGGATGCGGCGAAGACGGCCATTTACGACCGGCTGAAGGTCCGAGAAGCGGGGCCGGGGTATTGCCATTTCCCGATGGGGCGCGACCTGGAGTACTTCGAGCAGTTGACCGCCGAGAAAAAGTACACGCGGTACCACAACGGGTTCCCAAAGCAGGAGTGGCGCAAGCCGGCCAACGCGCGGAACGAGGGGCTGGACAGCCGAGTTCTCAGCTATGCAGCGCTATATGCGCTGTACGCGAGCGGGTTGAAACTGGCCGTCCACTGCGACCGCTTCGCGCGGATGGTCGAAGCGCGGCGAGAAGAGACCCGACCGGCAACTGCGGCGCCGGCGGCACGGCCCCTCAGTCCCGAGCCACGCATTTCGGCTCCCAATGAGCGCGGTGACGACCCATGGATACCGCGCCGGAAATGGTTCGGACGAAACTGAGATGGCTCTGACGATCCAACAATTGCAGGCGAACCTGGACACGATCAACCAGGCGCTCGGGAATCCCACGCTCAAAGTGCGGTTCCCGGACGGGCGCGAGGTGACTTACCGCGCGGTGGACGAGTTGCGCAAGGCGAAGGCGGAGATCGAAGAGGACATCCGGCAGGCGAGCGGCCAGACCGGGAGCCGCGTCCGGTTCGCGCAGCACCAGCGCGGCGATGGACCCACGGGGCCGACGCTCTACGACCGTTGGTGAGATCGACACGACCTAGCGAAACTCGATTGCCGCCGTTGCCGCGCAATCAGACTGGTGCTTCGCGCCAATTCTCGATGCCCAGCTTCACTCCGGTCCTCTGAATGGCCCGGAAATCTTCCGTGTTGCCGGTCACAAGTGGCATCTGAAGTCGAACGGCGACCGCGGCGATTAGGCAGTCGGGAAGTTCGAGAACAGAACCCTGCCTTCTTGCGGTTGCCTTGATGGTAGCCGCTGCAATGTAGTCGGCGCTGCTCGGCGTGATCTGTTCGTTCTGGTCGAGCCAGGTCAAAGCCTTCTTCAATTGACTGAAAGCGGCCTTTAGCTCGAAGCCGTAGACAATCTCGTAGACCGTGACGCTGGTGAAAGTGAATACGCCATGTTGCCGGGCGTAGCGCGCGGCGTGGCTGGCCACAGTCTGATCATGTCCCTTGAGGTACTCAGACAGGATGTCTGTGTCGAGCAGGGATTTTCCCATCGGCTAAGGCTCAACAGACGCGCTGGTCGGGCGTCTTCTCTCTTCGTACGCGATGGTGACAACGTCTTCCAGCAATGCGGTATCTTCCGGACTGCCGAACAAGCCCAGTCCCTGATCGAACACCGTTCCCGATGTGGACAGAGACGGCTGCCTGGCGATAAGGACCTGGCGCACTAGATCGACAAGCGGCATCCCTCTGGCTTGCGCTTCGGCAAGATAGGCCTCTTCGACATGCGGCGGCAAATCGAGAGTGACGGTCATATGGCGACTCCCTTGCATCTTCAGATTAGCGCGATCAGAGTACCCCATGCACGGACCTCCACCAGGGTCCGAAACGGCGGTTCCGAGACAGCAACATCCTTGTCGGAACCGGACCCGGTGGTGGATCACTTTGGACCGCCCTCAAAGGGGCAATGAACCTTCTCGACCGAGCCATCGGCGTCGTAGCGCCCCGCGTAGCCTTGCAACGCGCGCGCAGCCGCGTAGCACTGGAGCTGACCACAGGCTACCTGGAGCGGCACGCCCAGCGGTTCCGCTACGACGGCGCCACCGCCGGTCGCCGCGCGCATGGCTGGTACGCCGCCTCGACCGACGCCAACGTCGAGCTGATGGGGTCGCTCATCTGGCTCCGCAACCGGAGCCGCGATCTCATCCGCAACAACCCTTATGCGGCGCGCGCGGTGGAGGAACTCGCTGGCAATGTCGTCGGAACAGGGATCGTGCCCAAAGCCAAAACGGGCAACACGGCCATCGACAAGATCATAGACGCTGAGTGGCCGTTCTTCGCAGACGCTTGCGACACGCCGCAGCGGCTCGATTTCTATGGTATGCAGACGCTGACCGTCCGCACCATGGCGGAATCGGGAGAGGCGATTGTGCGGTTTCGGCCACGTCCTGCGGACGCTGGCCTGCGAGTTCCGCTTCAACTTCAAATGCTCGAGGCCGACTTCCTCGACCAGGCCCGCACGATGGGGTTGGTCAACGGCCACGTGATGGAAGGCGTGCAGTTCGATGAGATGGGCCGGCGTGTCGCCTACTGGTTGTTCAGCTATCACCCGGGCGGCGTGCTGATCCTCAATCCTCGCGGCGGGATTGTGAGCCAGCCGGTTCCGGCCGATCAGATCCTGCACGTGTATCGCGTGCTGCGGCCCGGCCAGGTCCGCGGCGTGCCGTGGCTCGCGCCCGTCATGATGGCGCTCCGGGATCTGGATGATTACTGCGACGCGGAACGGGTGCGCAAGAAGGTGGAGGCCTGCGTCACCGCGTTCGTCGAGCAGCCGGAAGGCGTCGATGGCGATCCGCTGGGCCTCGCCGGAACCGATCCCTCGAGCGGGCTGCCCGTCGAGAGTTTCCAGCCCGGCATGGTTGAGTACCTGAAGCCCGGCCAGAACATCAAGTTCAACAATCCGCCGCCGGCGGGCGGCTACCGCGAGTACAAGATGACCGAGTTGCAGGGGATTATGGCCGGCATCGGCCTGCCCTACGAGCTCGGCACCGGCGACATGTCGCAGGTGAATTACTCCTCCTGGCGGGGCGGCATGCTGGGCTTCCGTAACACCGTGGAAGCGTACCGCTGGCTGACGCTGATCCCCCTGTTCTCGATGCCGGTGTGGCGGAGGTTCATCGACACGCTGATCCTGCAGGGCCGCATTCCGGCCTCCGCCGCCGAGGACCCGAAAATCAATCTGCGCAGCGTGCAGTGGACCGCGCCGCGCTTTGAATCCGTCGATCCGGTGAAGGATGCCGAGGCGGTGCTAAAGGACGTGCGCATGGGCCGCAAGACCTGGTTCGAGGCGGTACTGGAGAACGGCTACGATCCGACCACGCAGTTGGAGCAGATCGCTCTGTTCAACCGGCTGCTGGACAAGTTCGAGATCATTCTCGACTCGGATCCGCGCAACACCACGTTGCGCGGCCAGGAGCAGCCGGCGAATACGGAGGAGCGGACTCCGACGAGCCAGGCCGCTCCCGCCGCGCCGAAGGGCGCCACGGCGCTGTCGGAAGAGGACTTGGGGATGGTGAAGGAGTTGCTCGCCGCTGGAGTCTCGCAGGCGGCCGGCGGTTGGGAATGCACCTCCCGCCTCTATCGGACCTGATCGCAAACCCGCACCCCACCAACAGGAGAACAGTGTATGAGTGAAAGCCTCCCGTACGACGCCGAAGTCTTCTCGGCCGACGCGCAGATCCTGCCCAGCACGGCCAACCCGAAAGACGGGACCATCGACGTGGTCTGGTACAGCGGGGCCCCCGTTCCCAGGAGGGACCGCGGGACCGGGGAACCCTACATGCTCCAACTGGACATGCAGGGCTGCCGCTTGGACCGGCTCAACAACGGCGCGCCCGTCTTCGACAGCCACTTCACTGGCGACGATTTCAAGTCGCTCATGGCGGGGAAGGTCGGCACGCGCGCCCAGGTGGGCGTGGTGCGCCGGGCCTGGCCGAATGGCGACAAGGGCATGGCCACCCTCCAGTTCGATCTCGGCAACGAGGATGGCTCCGAGATGTTCCGCAAGGCCAGCGCCGGCATCCTGCAGAATCTCAGCTTCGGAACCTTTATATATAAGCGCGAAAAGGTCGATGCCCGCGCCGAGGGAATGCCGGAGGGCAAGCCGCCGTACTTGAACGACAAGGAGATCGGCATGTTCAAGGCCACCGACTGGGAGCCGTTTGAGATTTCCCCATGCACCGTGCCGGCCGATTTCAATACCTGCTTTCTGAGCGCGCAAGTGAATGATTCACCACGGGCAACCAGCCCATCAAAGGAGAAACCTGCCATGGAACAAATCCCTACGCAGGATGCGGGCGCGGAAGCCCGCCCGAACGAACAGGCCCTGGCCGCGGCGCGGGAAAACGCGGTCCAGGCCGAGCGGGAGCGGGTCAGCGAGATTGAATCGCTACGCGCCACCGCGACCAAATACAGCATCGACGGAGCCGTGATCAGCCAGTTCATCGCCAAAGGCGTTTCCGCCGATCAGGCACGGAAGGAACTGTTTGTCCAACTCGCGGAGAAAGACGAGTTGAACCTGCAGGGCGACAGGTTCCCGATCCGCGCGGAGGGCGGGGCCTCGGGCGGCCGCGATGGCATGGAGACGCGGCTCGCCTGTATGCAGATGGCGCTGTTGCTGCGCGCCGACGGCCGCTTCTTCCTGGCGCGGCGCCGCGACCACAACGGCAATGACCTCGGGGAATATCTCGACGGTTGCGGCCCCGAGCAGCACCGGCGGGCCGCCGAGATGGCGCGGGAATACCGCAACTTCAAGCTCATCGATATGGCCAAGGAGTACTTGGCATTCAAAGGCATGAATCCGCGCGGCATGGACGTGACCCGGATCGCGGAACTGGCGCTCCAGGGCCCCTCGCGGGGAGCGGAGTTCTTCATGGGTGGCGCCGAAGCGACCTCGGACTTCCCCGCGATCCTGGCCAATGTCGCCAACAAGACCCTGCGCCAGGGGTATGAGGCGTATCCCCGCACCTTCCAGCCCTTCTGCCGGCAGGTGACGGCGCAGGACTTCAAGCCCATTAACCGCGTGATGCTCGCCGACGCCCCCGTCTTGCAGGCGCTCAATGAGAAGGGCGAGTACCACCGGGCCAACCTGACCGACAACAACATCAACTATTCGCTCGGCACCTATGGTGAGATCGTGGCCCTGACGCGCAAGGTCATTATTAATGACGACCTCCAGGCGTTCACCCGGGTTCCGGCGCTGCTCGGGGTGGCGGCCGCGCAACTGGAATCGAACACCGTCTGGGGCATCATCATCTCAAATCCGGCGGCGGTGTACGCAGGTGACAAGAACTCCACGGCGCTATTCCACGCCAATCACGGCAACCTGCTGACCGGCGCCGCCAGCAGCATCGATAACACCGTGCAGAACGCCGTGCCGCTGACCGCGCTGGGCAAGGCGCGCGGCGCCATGCGGTTGCAGAAGGGCCCGGCAGGCACTCCGCTGAACCTCATTCCGCGGTTCATCGCCGTGCCGACGGCGCTCGAGACCTACATGCTCCAGCTCGTGTATCCCATCAACATCGCCTCGGCCGATGCCACGAAGGTGGTGCCGGAGTGGGTGCGCAGCCTGGTGCCGGTGGTCGAGCCGCGTCTCGATGCCGCCGCGAATGGGACCACGGGCTGGTATCTGATCGCGGACCCGGCGCAGATCGACACGGTGGAGTACTGCTACCTGGAGGGCCAGCAGGGCGTGTACATCGAAACCAAGCAGGGGTTCGAAGTGGACGGCGTCGAGATCAAGGCGCGCATGGATTTCGGCGCCGCGGCTCTCGACTTCCGCGGCATGCAGAAGAACGCCGGCCAGTAGGGCGCACGGCGCAGGGTAACCACAACAGACCGGGGTGGCGCGGGCCGTCCCGGAAGAGAGAACAGGAGAATCCGATGCAGAATTATGTTCACCGAGGGGATACCCTCACGCTCACGGCGCCCTACCCGGTCACCTCCGGCGGTGGCGTCAAGGTCGGCAATATCTTCGGTATCGCCGTCAACACCCAGAGCCAGGGCGACAGCATGGAGGCCCAGATCGCCGGGGTGTTCGACCTGGTGAAGGATGCCAGCGCCTTCGCGCAGGGGGATCTGGTGTATTGGGACGACACGAACAAGGTCGCGACCAGCACTGTCGGCGCCAACCTGCTGATCGGCAATGCGGAGTTGGCGCAGTTGACCGGCGATGCCACGGTGCGGGTTAAGTTGTTTGCCGTGCCGGGCTTCTCCGGGCAGGTCAACGGCGTGAAGGTCGCTCATGCGCTTTACGACTTTACAATCGACGGCGGGGGGAGCTGCACGCCGGCGAACTCCGACACCATCCCCAAGGACGCGGTGGTCTTCGGCGGCGCGGTCAACTCGACGGTGGCGGTGACCGCCGCGGGCGCCGCAACGGTGGCCATCGGGACGGCGGCCGGCTCGGCCAACAACTCGATCCTGGGCGCGACGGCGAAGGCGTCGCTGTCGCTCGACGCGGTGCTCGCGCCGGCGTGCGCGGCGACTCCGTTCAAGATGTCGGCGGCCGGCAAGATTTCGGTGACCATCGCCACCGGGCCGCTCACGGCGGGCCAGATCGAGGTCTGGGTGCTCTACACGCTGGCCAGCAACGCCTAGCAGTCTGCGCATGTGGAGCTTGCCGGGCCGGCGCGACTCGCGCGTCGGCCCGGCAGGCCCCGGTGCATGGTCATGGCCGACGCGCTCGCTTTTTCGCAATACAACCATATCTTCACGGATACGGGCGGGGCGTCTGTCACGTTCGTCCCGCAGGATGGATCGGGACAGCAAACGATCCGGGCGATCATTGTGCCGCCGGCCGTCCATGAGGACGTCATGGGCGGCGCCGGCACGGCGGCGCTCCGTCTTTGGGTCGACTTCGCATCGATCACCCCGCAACCGCGCGAGGGTGACCTCATGATTGTGGGCCCCGCCACCTACGTGGTCGCTGTCGTGGAGGCTGAGCCGGTCTCCACTGGCGGCGCCGTCCTGAAGCTGCGAACCACCTGCCTATGAAGGTCGCGCCAATAACTGATGCTATTGCGGCATTGCTCGCTTCGATTCCGGAGCTGGCCGCGGCGATGGCGGTCACGGACGCCGGCGGTAACGTGAACGTGCGGATCTCCGCCTTCCATTACCGTCTCGGCGCGGAGCATCGGTTGGCGGAAGCCATCTACAAGATGCCGGCGCCGTCGATCCTGGTGGTCTGGGATGGGACGCAGGGCGGCAACTTCAACGGATACCAAATCTGGAAACATCGCTTCCATATCCACATCCGAATGGGCAACATGGCGGGCAATTTGGAGCCAGTGGGATATGAGGAGCTTTGGGACATGATCTGCTATGGGATTCCAGACGGCGCGAGCACGAACATCCGCTACATCAACATCCTTCCGGGACTGGACATTATGGATACGCCGACCACGGCCCACGCGCTCGATGAGGATCTCGTGGATCGGTTTGTCGGAATCTTTGTGATTCCGCAGATAGGTGACAATTGATGGCTGATCTGAAGCAGGAAATGGCCGACGTGGCGGCGGCTATCGAGAAACTGGAAGCGCAGACCGCCGCGCCCGCCGCTCCGCTCGCGCCCGGCAAAGTCCGGCTGCGTCACCCCCAAACTGGCGACACCAAGGACGTGGATGCCGTTCCCGAGGCGCTGATCCCGGTCATGTGTCTCGGCTATCAGCAGGTGAAGGAGTAAACCATGGCAGCGAGAGTTCAACAACTAATCCTCGGCCTGGGAAGCGGAAAGCAGGCCAGCATTTCGGCCGCCGCATCGACGTTTCTGCGCTTCAAGAAACTCGACACCAGCCTGACCACGCCCAAGCCTGTGTTCGAGAACGACGCGGCGGAAATCGGCAAGGGGCACGAGTTCATCACCCAGACCTTCCCCTCGCACTACGATGTCGGCAACCGCATCGAGAAGTACGCCAGCGCGGAGTTCCTCACCTGGGCCGTGGGGTACGCCCTGGGCAACGTGGCGCAGACAGGCTCCAATGCGCCGTACACCTATACGATCACGCCGCTCAATCCGGGAACTACGCTTGAGCCGCCGTACTTCTCGCTGGTCGAGCAGGTCGCCGAGGGCGGCGGCAACGCCATCGACAACCTCCATGTGGGCTGCGCGATCGAGGACTTCACCTACCAGTTCAACTACGGACCGGGGCGCGCGTCCTCCAAGATGACGGTCAATTGGGTGGGGTCCGGTCTGCTGACCACGCCCAGCGGCATCACCGTGCCGGCGCTCACCACCGAGAACAACATGCTGGCGGCGTCGATGGCGCTGACCATCAATGGCGTGGATTACGTCGCGACGAAGCGCATTCTCTCCGGCTCGATTGGCTGGAAGAACAACCTGCTGTTGAACGCCGGTTTCTTCCCCGGATCCGGCCTGCAGAACGGGCTGCAGGTCCGCGGCCGTATGGAGGTCGGCGCGCGCGTGCCGAGCTTCCAGTTCACGGCTCGGCTGCTGTCGGGGTCGCCGGAGTATGCCACGTTGGTGAATCAGACCACCGGGACGGCGACGCTCAGCGTACAGCACGATGCGGGCAACTCGGTGGCGTTCACCTTCCAGCAGATGGCCTTCCAGATGGCGGAGAACACCGAGGCGGACGGCATTGTGACGGTGACGGTCACTGGCGCGCCGCAGTACAACGCCACCAACGGCGTGCTGAGCGTCGTCACCAAGTGCGGACTCACTGGGATCGCGCAGTAGGCCTTACGAGCGAGTCCTGTAGGCAGGTTGCGCCCGCAAGGCGCGTAATGATGGCATAGCCGCCGTTGGTACAGGTTCGAAACCTGCGCTCGCTCTTCCATGGGTCGATGAAGCCCGCGGCGGGCCCGCGGCTATTCCTCCGGGCCAGTGAAGGCCCGCCGCCTTTTTTCGGAGGCAAATTCAACACGGAGAACCACTGAACATGCTATACGGAAACCTTCCCACCGTTCATCTCGACGCTGGCGACGTGCAAGGTCTGAGTGTGCGCGTTCCCAACCCGCCCAAGAGCGCGGTCCTGCGACTGCCCACCAACCAGGAAATGCTGGACCGTCTCGACCAGCAGAAGTCCATCCGGCGCAGCATCGGCCGCCGGAAGTCCCAGACGGAGTTTGTGCCTAACACCAAGGCCGACCTGGATCTGTTCAACAAGATCCGGCTGGATAAGGGCGGCGCGGAGTTCGACGAGTTCGAGGCCGGCAACGCCATCTCGAAGCTGACCTTCTGCGAGGTCACCGACTGCCAGCGCGCGGGCGATGAGTACCAGATCACCCTCCGGACACCGTTCGGA